TAAGCTTCTTTTACAGTACCAACTTTTTTTAATAAATTTAGTGCTTGTTTAATTTGTGGGTTATTAATAATGGTATCACTTTCTCCATCTAATATTTCATCACTAATATCTAACATAGTATCAGCAAATGTTGAAGCATCTTTAATATAACTTTTAGCTTTTACCTGAGTACCAGGAGCTAGATCTACAACATCTACTTCATTTATACCTACTATATTTTTATATTCGTCTGGGTATTCATTTCTAAGATGTGTTCTAATTGCATTTCTTAATTTACGAGCAGTTTCGTAAAATTCTCTAAATTTCTTATCATCTTTAGTTTTAGTATAAACTCTTTTAGCTACATTAACTAGATCATCCATTTCATCATATAACTTATCAAATCCAGGTAATTGATCAATTCTCCAAGATACTGCACCGGTTTCACTGTCAATTTTAGTGATGGTAGATTTTCTTGTTCCATCATCACTATACATGACTTGCCCAACCTCAAATCCTTCTCCTGGTTTGCGCTTTAGTTCTTTTGCTGCTTCCTCAGATGAAGCAGTTTTAGACATTTCACTAAGTTTATATTTGTATGCCATTTGCTACTTGTATTTCTTTTACTAGTTCGTAATATTGTAACAAATCAACTAAATTATCATTATCTACTTTATCAGTTTTATTTAACTCAGTTAATAATTTAGCTACTTCTGTAATTTTGATTTTGGTAGCTTTGTCTTTTATACCTGTAGACATTTCAGTTAATTTATCTTTTAATATATTAACTTTATTATTATAAAATTCTCTTAATGACGGTGTTGAATCTACTGAGTATATAAATTCTTTAAGTATTTCTTTTTGTTCTATACTTAGACCATCGTACTTATCATTAAATTTTTCTAACAATATTTTATATGTTAAAGTTCTTAAATCCTTATCATAAGTGGAAAATTCATTAATTACTTCATCTTTTGATTTTTTAGATATTGGTGATTTAGTTAAAAATTCTAGTAATGTAACTTTATTATTATTAATTTGATCTAAATTAGTAACTTCTTTATAGTTATAACTTTCTATTAAAGTATAAATAGAAGCTATTTCTTTATAATTTTTTACTTTAGAACCAAAGAAAGATTCTAAATTATAATGTTTTTTGATTTCGTTAATCAAATTATACTTTTGTTTTCTAAGTACAGATCTATTAAACTTTTTAGACATTTCTAAAGTAGTTGAAATAAGAGAATTAGCTCTACCTTCATTTAAGACTTTTGATTTAAGAATTGATTCATACAATTTATACTCACGTCCTAATTCTGTTTTTACAAAATATTCTTTAAGTATATCAATTGCAGGAGAATCTCCTCCTTTTAATGTGTCTGCCGTTATCTGTCTTACTAGTAATTCGAATAATATACCAGTATTTTTAAATTTTGAGTGTTTTATTTTCATCAAAAAATATATTTATTTATAAATATTAGGACTTTAGTTGAGATTCATCAAGTAATGATGATGTGTTTTTATCTTCTTCAAAAATTAACTTCTTTTTGTTAAGAGATTTAAAGATATCTTTATTCTTTAAATAAGTTACTTGAGCACTCTCACTTTCTCCTAAACTTGGTCTACCATCACCATCATTCTTATCAGTATCTTTCATACGTTTTATACCTAATGGGTCTTTCCCAAAGTTGTTTTCTTGTTTACCTCTAGTAGTCATTGAATCAATTGGTCTTCCTAATTTAGGATCATCTTTAGCATAGCCAGCTGGTACATTAGCTGGATCTGATACTGTTCTTCCCATACCATATAATGAAGCTAAATCATGAGGTGTACCATAAGATTTACCTGTTGCTACTGGATCATTACCTTCTGCTTTTATTTGGTCTAATCTAAATTGACGTTTAGCATCTTCTCTAGCTAAATCTCTATATTCATCATATTGATCTTCACTAAAGTGGAATACATTATGGTAAATCCAATCTGAAGGTACTAGCCCTTGTTCTAATAATGAACCTGCTAATTCTGTTTTAGCTTTAAGTAATTCAATTTTTTCTTGGTCATATATAATTGATGGAGTAGTCATTGATAATTCAAAATTAGTCAATGTTTCATCTGTATAACCCTGAGTATATAAGTGTACTAATGCAATTTTATTGAATTCAGATAAAATTATTCTTTGGATTCTATCAATAGTACGAGCAAATCTGATATCTTCAGCAGCTAATGTAGCTTTACCTTCTGTGTTTTCATCATACCCTAAGAATGCTTTTGGTATTTTTAGAGCTGCAAATAACTTATCTCTTAAATACTCAACATCTTGAATACCATCATATGATAAACCTGGTGTAGTATCAATTTTAGTTGCGTTATCATTACCTCTAACTGGTATGTAAAAGTCTTCTAACATATTTTGCATGTTATATTTCAAGTTATACTCACCTGTTTTTTCATCTATCATAGGAGTACGTTTCATACTTGAAATAGTTTTTTGCATAAATGCTTCTACTTCATTTGGAGGAATAGCTCCAACATTTACATAAAATATTCTTTTTTCTGGTGCACGAGCAATTCTATGAATTAACATCGCGTCTTCCATTAATGTATATTGTTTAAATAATTTTCTTGCTGGTTCAATGTATGCTCTACCATAAGGAAGATAATTAACATCAGCTACAAATCTAAAGTGAGCCATTTCATAATTATCAAATACAATACCACCTCTATCATCATTTACATTTTGATTGGGTACATTATAGTAACCATAAGAACCACCTGCAAATCCATCTGGGTTCCATCTAAATTTTACTTCTGCTGGATTTTCTGGGTTTTGACCTTCCATTCTTTCAATATGATAAGCAGTATAAGGTATTACATTATAAACACCAAATTTTTCTGATATTTCCATTTTTAAGAAAAAGTCACCATATTTACACATTTGTCTAATCCACATCCAGGCATTAAACTCAATGTTTAAAACATCATAAAATAAATTATATAGAATTTTTTGTATATCTTCATTTGAACTTCTAATTTGAAGTACTTCACCCATATCATTTTTAAGAGTTGATTCATCGGCTAGGATATCAAGCGCTGAAGCGATAATAGCATCTTGATCCATTATATCATACTCTGAATATAGTTGAGGTCTTAGGTAATTATAATTTAAATTAAATTGTGCTCCATATAAAGAGGAAGGAGCAGTAGAATATACTCTATTAAATCTATCAACTAAGGCATTTGTTTCATATTCTCCACTTGCTTGAATATGACCTGAGTCTATTGTTTTTATTTGGTTTCCACCTACGTTTCTTATTACAACATCTGTTGAAAATAATCTTTGTAGTCTTGAAAATACGCTTCTATTTGCCATTTCTATATATTATTATTGTTATAAATATTACTATAATAACCAATCAATGTTTTCTTTACCATCCTTGGTTTTTATTTCATAAGGATTTTTCATGCCTGGGTTGTTACCATAACTACCTTGATATGCTGATCTATTAACCTGCATATTATTTAATGATTGTCTTGTTAAATCTATACCTCTTTGTTTAAATTTCAAAGCTGTATCCCTAATATACATAGCAATACTAAAAGCCATAACTAAATCATCATTATAACCTGATTGAGCTTCTGGTCTTCCATTACGCCATATAAATGTTTTCATTTCTTCTATCAATCTTTTTGATTGTATTGTTACTCCTTTATCACTAATATATTCCTGAAATTTACCAATTACCATAGGTCTTGTTCTTGATGACATAGTAAATCCAGGAACCATTTTTGAATGATCTTGATATTTATCAAAATACGAATTAACATTTGCTTCTCCACTCTTTTGTGAATAGTAGAGGTTTTGATATGCTCTATCAATTACTACTTGTATAGTAGCCCAACCAATATTAGCATTTTCAATTACTAACATTGCTTCATTATATTCTGTAGCTAATCCAACTAATAAGTGACCATATTCTTTAGTACCTATTTGTCCTTTATATTCAGCAACTTGTACATTTGTTTCTGTATCTATTACATGACATGCAGAATAATCTTTACCATCACCTCTAGATACATCAGCTACTACCATATAACTTCTTGAATAATCAGCTTGTTCCCAAACCCATAAATTTTGGTCATTACCTCTTCTTTCTAAAGGGTCTTTAACAAATGATTTTTCATAATATTCAATGTATTCAGGATAAAAAACAATATCACCTGAAGTACTAAAATCGCAATCACATTCTTGTGCCGCCATTCTAGGATCACCTAGTAATTCATCTTGTCTTTTTCTCCATGCTTCATCTCTATCTGGGTGAACATACCAAGGTAATTTTATAGGTAAAAAATCGTTTTCAGCCGCTTCTGCTCTACTCCAAGTTTGATGAAACCAATTACCTGTACCATAAGGAGTACTTAATGCTATACAACCACCTCCAGTTGCTAATGTTTGTTGAGCTGAAGCCCAAATCTCACCAATATTTTCAATAAAAGCTGCCTCATCAATTAATAGCAAAGATACTGCTTCGGATCTACCAGCAT